GTATGGAAAACGATTATAAAATATTCGGTGATAAAAACTTTTCAGATTTATCTGAGGAGATATACGAGAACACTAAGTTAAAGAAAACTCAGATTGACTTATTGATTCAGGAAGTTCATGGCTATATCCAAGGTATAGAGGACATAGCTGTTGTAGGTCCTATAATCAAAGAGTTAATGGATGTGGGTATTCGTAATGATGATAACCTTGTTAAACTAGCTACTATATATCAACGCATTATGTCCAAGCAAACTATCGATGATGGTAGTGCTGCTTTACTTTCTGAAGAAGAAAAAGAACAACTAATGGCAACTCTCGAAGATGTAACAACTGATTTACAAAAGAAAAAAGATGAAATTGTCGATATGTCTGATATAAGAAGTAAGTATGGAAAGACATAATGGCTAATAGATTTTTTGATGATGTAGTTAGTACATCCATAGAATTTAATTTAGGTTTTGTAAATAAAGTTTTTATTAATAATAATGATAAAGACAGACAAGACGAGGAGCAAACTTCATCTCAAATAATAGAAATAAAATCTCTTAATGGAACTCTACCCATTGTACAAAAAAAAATAAAAGCTAGACCATTATTTAGAGGTATAAGTGATTCTATAACTAGAGGTGATTTAGTATTATTTTCATTGATAGCAAAAAAATTTTATTATATAGGTCCTTTAAATACATTTAATGAACCTAATAAATCCAATTCTAATTTTTATTCTTTACAACTAGAAGATGAAAATTCTAATTTAAAAGATAATATAGACCCGTCTTCTGGTTATGGAAGTGAATATCACTCTAATATCTTAATTACTAAGTTACAAAAAGGTAAAAACAAAGAAATGGATTTATTATCCGATTTTGGTTACAATACATCAAAACATTCTGATTTATTAATAGAAGGTAGACATGGTAATGGTATTAGAGTGGGATCTAAAGCTGTTTTTCCTATACTAAATATAAGTAATAACAATCCATATGCCGAAGAATCACTAGTTAACGGTTCTCTTATATCTTTATTATCTAATGGATCAATTAGACAAAACTTTAATCTTTCTACAAATTTTTTATTGTCAGTAGATATATTTGATGATGCTAGTAATTATGTATTGAATAAAGGTAATGATGATGATGAAGGAATATTTAATTATAACTTTGGTGAGTTAGATAATGCAAATCCATCAGATCAAATTCTTATCACTTCTGATAAGATAACATTTGATGCTAGAAGCAACCAAGGAGATTTTACTGTATCATCAAATAGAAATATAAATTTTGGAGCTAAAAAGAATTTCACATTAAACAATTCAGGTTATTCAGTTATTAATTCTGGTAATATTTATTTAGGAGAACCAGCAAAAAGTAAGAAGGAGCCTGTAGTATTAGGTGATGAGTTAAGAAAGATGTTAGAAGATATAACAAAGATATTAAAAAATGCTCATGCTCTTGTACAAGGAGTTCCTGTGCCACTTACTGATGCTTTAGGAGCTTCATTGGATGCGAGTAAGAGTGTGGCACTTGAAAGTCCTACACTTACTTTAACTGAGATAGTAGAACAATTAAAAGCAAGAACTGAAACTGAAGATGATAATCAAAATATAAATTATGCCAAAGATGGTCCTAATTTTCTGAGTCATCATCATTACATAGAACAAAACAACAGGAGTAATAATGAAGGTTAATATATTTAAGAAATTAATAAGAGAAGTTATAAGAGAAGAGTTAGATTATAAATTTTCTGTACTGGAGAAAAAGATAGATGAAGCGCTAGTTAGTAGTAAAACTAATAGTATAGTTGAAGATAGAGCGCCACAACCTACCGCATCTACTACTGGTAATAATCCAGTATCTAACACGAGAGTTCCAATGACTAAGGATTCTATCTTAAATGACATCTTAAAAGAAACTGCTCACTCTGGTGAATGGAAGACTATAAATAAAGAAGCTGAAGTTAAATCTGTAACCGAAGATACTGCTGGTTTACCTGACCATCTAGCTAATGCTCTTAACAAAGATTATTCAGGTGTAATGAAAAAAGTAGAAGAAAAGGCAAAGTTTAAAAATGGGGCTTAAAGAAGACATAGCAAATGCTTTTACAAAAAATCTTCAACCAACACAGACTGGTGAAAATTTTAATTTTGATGATAGAGCAGCCGATAAGATAGATGTTTTAGCAGAAGATTTAACTGATGCTATAATTACATTCATCCAAGCTCAAACATTTACCGTGACTAAATTAAAAATGACATCGGTTGGTAATACAACAACACCTGCTGTTCCTGGAACTCCTGGTTTAATAGTTGGAGCTGATGGGGTTCCTGGTAAGATGTTTGTTGAGATGGCTGGTGTAGAAGAGGGTGTAGCTACAACAAACCCATTAGGTGCAGTTGAGTCAAATGTTTCTAAAGTTGTATTAAAAACCATAACACCTGGAACAAGATAATGCCAATACTAGATAAAAGAAAAGATAGATTTGTAGAAGACCAAGATAGTAGGGTATCGGTTGGGATAGACTTTCCCTTTAATAGAACTGCTGGTGGTAATGGATTATTTAATACCACAGAAACTACTATTGATGCTATAAAGGCTAACATACGACTTTTATTACAAACCAATCAAGGTGAAAGATTATTTCAACCTAACTTGGGTGTCAATTTAAGGCAACTTCTTTTTGAACAGATGACAGAAGATTTACAGATACAGATTGAAAATAATATTGTTGATGTTTTTGAAAGGTGGTTACCTTTTGTAAATTTAACAAATATTAATATTGAAAGAAAAAATGATGTCAATCAGACAAATGTTAATATAGAATTTAATATAAGAAGAGCACCAAATAGTTTAGAAAGTGTTCAAGTTACATTTGATGGTGTCGGTGGCACCACAACAACAAGTGATGGAGCTTACTAATGGCATATACCGATAAACAAAAATTAAAAGAAACAAATGTAAATTATACAAGTAAAGATTTCAGTACGATTAAAGCTGACTTGATTGAGTATACCAAATCTTATTTTCCTGATACATACAAGGATTTTAACGAAACATCACCTGGTATGATGTTAATAGAATTATCAAGTTATGTTGGTGATGTTCTTTCTTATTATATAGATTACAATTATAAGGAAAACTTATTAGCAACTGCAACTGAAAAAAGAAATGTAAGAAGACTTTCTGAATTTTTAGGATATAAAGTTCCTAATAAGACACCATCCGTTGCTCGTTTAAAAGTAACAACAACTATAGATGCTGATGGAACAACCGGACTACCACTATACGGAACTGCTCCATCCTCGATAGATAGTGGATTGCAGATTGCTTCAAATGTGGATTCACAAATACTTTTTGAAACAACAGGTGAAATAGATTTTACATCAAGTGGTTCATCAGATCCTGCTGTAAGTGCTCCGATATTAAATTCAGATGGTGAAGCTAGTTCTTATACCCTAACACGATTTGTAAGAGCTGTATCCGGTCAAACAAAAACAAAATCATTTAGTGTTTCAAGTCCAACTAAGTTTTTAGAATTAGATTTAGGTGATGATAACGTAGTTGAGATAATAAGTTGTATAGATAGTTCAGGACAAAATTGGTATGAAGTTGATTATCTAGCACAAGAAAAGGTATTAAAGGAAACTCATTATTCCGATGATCCTAACAGAACTACTGCTTACGATCAAGGTCTTGGTGAAGAAAACGGTGGGACTAATTCTATTATACCCGTTCCTTATGTTGCTGAATACATAAGAACAAATAAAAAATTTATATCAAAGTTTGATGAGGATACACAAACATACAAGGTTTGTTTTGGAAATGGATTATTTAGATTTAGTAATTCAGGTTCAAATGTTGATCCGGTTGAACAAGCTGGTGTAAGTATTAATGGAACTAATATTGCTGATATACCTGGTGCTATAAGTTCTACAATAGGTAATAATTTAAACTTAGGTGAAACTCCAACAAACACTACATTAACTTTTACATATAGAGCCGGTGGCGGTGCTACATCAAATATTCAAGCCGGAGAGCTTACTACTATAAACAATGCTCCTGATGGTGTTACAATATCTGTGACAAATGATGAACCTAGTGTCGGTGGAACGGATGGCCAAACTGTTGATGAGATTAGAAATAATGCTAGTGCGTTTTTTGCTACTCAACTTCGTTGTGTGACCAAAGAAGATTATACAGCAAGAATACAAAGTATTCCGGCAAAGTTTGGTAGTATTGCTAAGGCTTATGTGGAAAGATTGGATGAAGGAACTCTTTTGGTATTTACTTTATCTTACAACCAAGATAAACAATTAGTTCAAACACCACAACTTGTTTTACAAAATGTGGCAACTTATCTTAATCAATTTAGAATGATTAATGATCAAGTTGATTTTGGATTTACACTTAACGATAACACATTTTCTGGCTACATAATAAACTTTGGTGTTAGATTTATTGTTAATGGTGACAGACGATCTAATCCAACAGAAGTTAAACTGAATGTAATTCAAACCATAAAAGACTTTTTTAAAGTGGAGAGAATGCAGTTCAAACAATCAATTAATTTAAATGATTTACAATATAACATATTAGGATTAGATGGTGTTATTGGAATAAAAGAGTTATCATTATTTCAATCAAGAGGACCTGATAGCGATTATGCTGCTAATAGAAATATGGCTAGTTTTCAAGGCGATGGTGATTCTATAAGTGGTGGTGAAAGTGGATATGGATTCCAATATAATTTTGAAAATGCTATTGTAGATGGCGTAATAAGACCATCGGTAACTCCATCGGTTTTTGAATTAAAGAATCCAAACCAAGACATTTATGGGAAGGTAATATAATGCATAGATATTTTTTTACAACCAAAGACACTTTTATTAATAGTGGTTCAGACTCAATTACTGGCGAAGACTTTAAGGATAAGAACACAGGACAAGATGAGGTACTTGAATTAAAAAAAGTATTTTTTGATAGAACATTTTCTTATCAAACAAGAGTTCTTCTGCAGTTTGATACTGATGAAATAGAAAGCTATATTAGTTCATCGGTTCTGCCAAGCGACTATCAGTTAAACCTTAGACTTTACGAGACAGAAGGAACAAGTGGTTTAAGTGAAGAATATACAATCGCTGCTTATCCCCTAAGTCAAGAATGGGATGAAGGTGTTGGTAAAGAATCAGATGTTCCAAAAACAACTGATGGTTGTAGTTGGTTGTATAGAAAAAACAAAA